GGCGGACGTGAACAAGGACGAATTCACCCGCGGCCGCATCAAACCACGGCATCCCGCGCTCTCGGATCCCGCGGAACTTCGGCGTGTGATGAAACGCTACGGCAGCGCCCGGCTGGCGAGTCTCTCCATGGGCTGCTCAGAGACCACGGTGACCAAGGCCATCAAGGAACTCACGCCCGATCTGTACGAAGCGCTCATTGCACAGGGCAAGGCGCGCGGACCGAAGGCGAGGGCGTTGTGAAGCTCGCGATCGAGGGCTTACGTCTCGGAACAGGCCAGAACGCGCGCGAGGGATGGCGCGCGGCCGACCGGCGCAAGAAGCGGGAGAAGGAAGCCGTGTGGGCACACTTGCGTTCGGCCTTCGGGCTTGTGCCCCCGAAGCTACCGCTGACGATCACCGTCACGAGAGTTGGGCCACAGCGCCTTGATAGCCACGATAACTTGCCGGCGTCGTGCAAGTACGTATGCGATGAGATCGCGCGATGGATCGGCGTCGACGATCGCGATCCTCGTTACACGTGGCGCTACGCACAGCAGCGCGGACCGTGGGGCGTGGCGATTGAGGTTAAGGGAGCGAAGTTGTGACCGACGAGCGCAAACACGTCGTCAAGTACGTCAGCTGCGAGGTGCACGGCCGCGCGCTCGTTCGTTCGTGTGCGCTATGCCGAGCGACGGGCCTCACCGACGAGCAATGGAACACTCGGGAGGCGAGGGAGGCCGGCGAGGTGTTCTCTGCGCCGCTGTGTACACACGGCAATCCCGAGGGTCGCTGCCCTGCGAGCTGCACAAAGACAAACGGCCCGATCGCCGGAATGATCGAGCCGTTTCTGAATGAGGAACAGTGAGCGATGAACGGTAGTCCAGCCCAGCAACCCACGCAAGATGTTATCCAGCACCCCCGCGTACTTCGCCTGAGCGAGCGCGCTCGCGAGATGTACCTAGGCCTGTATCCGTATGCCTCGCCAGACGGGTACGTGGTCTCGCTGCATCTGCATGCATGGTTGCCGAATTACAAGGCGGCGTTCAGTGAACTGCTCCTGTCAGGCTTGATGCTCAACGAGGGAGAAGATCAGTGGACGCTGGTTAGGCCGTGGGAACTGGACCGATCAGAGGCGCTCGCCAAGGGACAGGTTCCGTGAGCACTGATCTTGACGCTATTCGCCAAGCGCTGTGGGACCCGATGGATGTGGCGGGCAAGCTCGGTCTGCTCGATGGCCCGCGTTCGTTCAAGCGGCTGGCCAACGGCATCCTGGTGCGGTGCGCGGTTCATGGAGATCGCACGCCAAGTCTGAGCATGACGCGGACCGCCACGGGGTTACGGGTAAAATGCTTCGGATGCGACCTGTCTGGGGACGTGTTCAGTCTTATCGCGGCAGTCCATCGATTGGACACGCGGATGGACTTTCGGCGCGTGGCGGAACTCGCATGTGAGATGGCCGGCATCACGGCTGACGGCACGTACACCGCGCCCCCTGCCCCGCCGATGCCCCCAGAGCCGCCGCGGCTCGATGACGATACGTTCGATGCCTTGGCCACCGTGCTGGCCCGAGAGTGCCCTCTGCAGACACAACCGGACGTTTGCCGGTATCTCGCGGGGCGCGGCTTGCTCGAAGCGGCCAGCACTTCGTTGTGGGCATTGCCGGGCGACCGCGCGAGCTTGGATCGCGTGCGGGATGCCATCGTGGCGGAGATCGGCGCCGAGGGATGGCAGATCTCCGGACTCGCAACCGAGGATGGCGGTTGGCATTGTCTGAAGCATCGGCTCTGCATTCCGTGGCGAACGCCCGGCGTGGACGGGATTGTCACCACGATTCAACGCCGGTTGATTGACCACGGAAAGACAAAGTATGTCTTCCCGCGCCAAAGATCTCCACGTTATCCATATGGCATTGAAGACCTGGCTGAGTTACTAGGTCCGGCGACAGAGATCGCGTGGGTGGAAGGCGCGCTCGATGTGCTCGCCATGCGTACCCTCGCGAGGCGTCATAACCTCGATCGAATCGCACTCGGCTTGCCTGGCGTGAGTGCGTGGGTGCAGAGTTGGGCGCAGATCGGCGCGGCCAGACAGAACGTGATCGCGCTCGACGCCGACGAAGCGGGCGAGCGCCATGTGCGCTGCATGGCGAACGATTTGTATGCGGCGGGCGCAACCATCGTGGATCGATGCGTGCCGGAAGTTGGCAAGGATTGGGCGGATCTTACCGTTTCGGAGGTCTCGTGAGTCGTTTCTCTAGAGTTGAACGCAAGATGTGGCGTGACGAGAAGTTCCGCTCTCTTTCCGCTCCCGCGCCGAATGCGCAAACACTTTGGCAATACCTGCTAACCGGCCCACACAACACAGTCATTCCCGGGTTGTTTGTGTTGGGCATGGGAACTCTTGCTGAGGAATTGAACTGGCCTCTGGAAGCAACCAGGGAGTGTTTTTATGAACTGACAGCCGCGGGGATGGTCCGATTTGATGCTGTCACAAGATTGATGTGGCTGCCCAATTCCATGAAATACAACCCGCCAGCCAATCCCAACATCGTGGCAGGTTGGAAGGAGGATTGGGCCCTACTGCCGGACTGCTCGCTGAGGTCCGAAGCAGGTGAGTCGCTTGGTCGGTCTCTGGTTGCCTTGAGCCCCGCGCTTGGTATCGCCTTCGACAAGGCTCAAGGCAAAGCAGTCAAGAGAAAGTCGAACAATCCCAGCGGTTTACCCAAGCCAAACCGTTTGGCTAACCGTTTGGTGCCTGTTAGCCCTCAAGAGAAAGAGAAAGAGAAAGAGAAAGAGAAAGAGAAAGAAGACCCCCCAAACCCCCCACCCATCCCGGAAGGCACCGAGCGAGGAAAGGCAAGCTGCACCGACGTCGAGCATCCCAACGCACTTGATCACGACGCTGTGCTCGATGCACTGTTGCGATCGAGCGACGGCAAGATCGACATTCGCGGACCCGCCCAACTCAAAACGAAGTTCGTTGCGGTAATCAACGAAGCGAACTGGACGCTCGAAGAACTCGGCTCGCTTGGCCGTTACATCGCTGCGGGCAAAGTTGCATGGGCTCACCGCAAGCGTTTCGACCTCGCCTGGCTTTTGGGTCACGATGGAACCGGCGCTCGACTGACCGAGCTGATGGCCTCGGCGATCGAGCGAGATCACGAACATCGTTTGCTCGAAGCGGATCGAGCACGCGCAGCGGCAAGAGATCAAAAGCCGTGGTCCGCAGACACACCTGCGATGCGAATCGTTCGAGCGCAGCTTGCGCAAGAGGGGTCGCTTTCGACCGATGACACGAAGGCCGGAGTGCTGCATTGATGGCCATTTCGGAAAAGCGAACACCGATTCCTCGGCAGCCATCCGCGAACGAAAAACTGTCCGAAGCGAAAGAATGGCACGAAGACTCGATTGAAAAGTACGAGCAAGATCTCGACGCGGCACACGATGGCGTGGCAAAGGTTTGCGCGTACACAACCGGGCTCGATTCGCTCGACGAGATTGTGCGCGGTCTTCACCAAGGTCAGGTGTACATCTTCGCAGGTCCAACGAGCAGCGGCAAAACGAGCCTTGCGCTAACGACAGCGATGACGTTGGCGCTTACACAGATGCCGCCCGTGCTTTTCATCTCTCTGGAGATGTCCCACGAGGATCTCGCGGCACGCGGCATCTCGTGGCTGACCGAGATTCCGCAGGCTGATGTCATTGATGCTCGCGCAGGCAGAGCAAAACTAACAGACGAACAGAGACAGGCGATCTCACTGGCGAAGTCTTGGATCCCGAGACGCGTTCAGGTGATTGCGACGGCGAGCATTACGGTCAAAGAGGTTTCCGCAGCTGCAGGCGACCTCAAGAAGGACAAGGGTCTATCGCTTGTGATCTGCGATTACATCGGTTTAGTGAGCCCCGAGAGCGGCAAGAGGTACGATACTAGTGAGCGAGAAGTGCGCGATGTCTCAAGGGCGTTCAAGGCCTTGGCGATGCAGATGAACGTGCCTGTGATTCTTCTTTCACAGATCAATCGTAACGCCGCGAAGAATCGCAAGCCGACCGTGAACGACCTTCGAGACAGTGGCGCGATTGAGAACGACGCATCGGCTGTCGTGATCATCGGCAAGTCAGACCGCTTCCCCGACTCCGCGGTGCGTTTGCATGTGAAGAAAAACCGCTTTGGCAAGAAGGACGTGTATCGAGACGTCGGGTTCAACAGACAGATCGGGAAGTTCGTTGACGACCCGCAGCTTGGCGCTCAGTGGCTGTCGGACGAGGAGTAAGGCGATGCACTCATACAATCGAACGCTGTTGGCCAAGCTTGGTTTCGCAGATCCAGACAAGAAGGAATCGCGTCACGACCTTGCTTGCAAGTACATGGGCCTGGAGGAAAACCATGTCCGCGCAACCAAGATGATCTTACCGAGTTTTGATCGGTCTTCTGTCAGCCGAAGTCCGGTTCCGCATATCTCGCAAGACCTGCATTACAAGACAAGATTGCGGTTCAAAGAACCGCTTTCGCCGGCTTTTGAAGTTCCAATCTCCAAGGGAGATGGCGCCTACAAAACCAAAGTTGGGTTTGTTGACGTGGTTCTCCCTTGCCTCATCGTGCGCGAGACTAGCTGTAACGGAAGCCAGTTTTCCCCGGACGACCGTTCGTTTAACAAGTTATTGATTGCGGTTGAGGTCAAGATTCAGCGCGCAGGCATGGGCGATATCCTGCGCCAGCTTAAACTTTATCGAGAGTATCAAGATGGCCTGATGGATCGGTTTCGGCTTCATGATGAGCGTTTCAATTCTGACGTCCATGACGTTGCATGGTTGCTCATAACCGCATTCAAATTATCCAAGGACGATGTGGACGTGTTGGCGGTTGAAGGCATTCGCCACGCGCGACTTGGCGAAAAGTTCGATGAGTACGTCGCGAAGCAGAAGCAGGCGGACCCCGATGGCTCGCCGGAGTTCTGAATGACCCCTGACGAATTCCGAGCCATTCGCGAAAAACGCCATGGCAAGCACGATGCCATGGCGACGGTTCTCGGTGTTGATGAACGGACCGTACGCGACTACGAGTGCGGCAAGTCTCGTGTGCCGAGAGACATCGAGCAGACGCTGCTTCGCCTAGCTCGCAAAACTCACGTGCCATGTCCGAATTGCCGCAGAACAATCCTGTTCATCTGGCACGACGGACTTTGCGGAGCATGCACTCAACCTCTCGCTGAGGGCACATGACCGACGCGAAGAAAAAGAAGCCCCCGCGTCCCAACTGGTCTGGCACGTATCACGTGCTTCGCGACGGCCGCGAAATCGCCACCGTGAACCTGTTGCGCCAGTGGACCTCTGCGGGCCCGAAGTACACTGTCACGGTCGACGGCTGCCTGAGCGAGACGTTCACGGATCCAGGCTACGCGATGCAGCGCGCGCTCAAGCTCATCGTGCCTGGCGAGATGGTCTGGCCCTGGTACGCCGGATGCCCAGCGGTTGGCTTGAGACTTCGCGCCGAGGGCAAGGCACCGTGGGAGCCGGTGCCGCAAGGGCAGGAGGCTGCGCTGTGATCATCGATCTGGCCAAGCTACGCGCCGATGCCATCGCCAAAGCCGTCGGCTCGCCCCGCGGCACGTTTCGCGTCAGTCCCGTCGAAAACGGTAACGTCGCGATCGAGTGCATGGACGGTGATGTCGTTCTTTGGCGCAGAGATATCGTGCTCTCCGAAGCCAGAGCGCTACGCGAGCAGATCCTACAGGCTTGCGTTCAAGCTCATCGCGCGCTTGAGCGGTGGCACGGCATTGTGCAGCTCGCGTGGTGCAAAACCGATGGCACACAAGTCCGGGCGGACATTGTGCACAACCACGTTCGTGGTCGAGTCGTTGAGCGAAGTGATTTGGATTCTGTGCGCGTGGTGATCGAGCCAGAGCCAGGCACTCGTGAGCCACGCGAGGGATGGCCCAAGGACGGCTGGTATCGATTCGACGGCTGGCCCCACTTTCACGAGCCGTATCGCCGCGACTGGCGAATCGTCGGCGGCCTGTCGGAACGGGAGGCATGCGACCATGCTCGGTGACGTCATGCCGTTCATTCCTTCGGGACCCGAGTATCAGGGGCTTCTGGCGATCTGGGAGAAGCACCGCACGCGCAAAACGGCACCGCCAGGGCCTTCCCTGAGCACCAAGCGCCCTTGCCTTGGGTGCCAGCGTCTCACCCAGTCCAAGTACCAGCTGTGCCCCTCGTGCCTGCCGTGCCAGGGGTATAGCCGCCGCGAGGCGATGGCTAGGAGGCACGGAACGCCTTCGACCGGTCCCGAGGGTCATCCGACGACGAACGCGCCTCCTGAGGGCAGCGAGACGCCTTCCTACGACCGCGACGGG